AGCTAGTTAGGGGTGTGATGCCTCCAACCTTTACAGGCCCGCCTTCTTCAAAAACAGGAACTGGATCTTCATCACCTCGGCGGCGAACTTCGCCGCCTAACTTAAAATTTACGGGTGGCTCGTTACCAACCCCCATATTTCCGCTAGCCGCCATTGACATAATGCCTCTGCCCATATCGCCTTCTATGGGAGTATTCATCTGTTCTTGAGCCATTGGTCCTATGCCCTGATCAACTAAAGCTAATTCAACAACTGGCGTGACCAAAGTTAAAACACTCTCTGGCGTTTGATTTGCATCGTCTTGTCCAACTATTGTTGCCAAATCACCTCTTCTCTCTTCTGTGCTTTTCTCGTCTCCAGTAACGCTGTCCATCATGGCCTCAAAATTAGGTGCCATCTCTGGGTCACTAAAACCTGCTTGACTAGCCTGACCTACCATGTTTCCAACTATATTTGGATCCATAGCAGCAGAGGAGTTCATAATGCCGCCCGCAGGCATGGCTGCTCCACCCTCTTGGTATTTTTTAGCTAGATCTGGGTTCATCTTCATTTGCACTTCTTCAGGCAATTTAGAAAAACCCTTAAATTCATTAGGCACGGCTGCTCCACCTTCTCGGAACATTTGCCGTTGCATTACGCTTCTATTCATTATCCGAATAACCCCGCTTGTCTTGCTCCAGCACCTGCCGCTAAACCAGCAATACCTAGTCCTAGATACTGTTGAAACGGTGACACATTAGGTGATGTGGATTGTGTTATAGTTTGTTGTGTCGTAGGCGTTTTACTATATATGTCAGATAAAAATCCTAATCTTTGGTATGGCTCGTATATTTGTGCTAAATTACTTTGTCTTTCCGCTTCTAGTTCTGCCTGATCCTGAGCTTGTAGTAACTGACCTATCTTAAAAGCCCCTTCAACATCTCTTTGTCCTAGACCTTGTATAGTCTCTCCAAGAGCCGCTTGTCTCAAACCAAGTTGACTTTGTTGCCCTGCAAGTCCAGCTATACCTTGTCCGAGTTGTGTTTGTCTTGCTAACTCTCTTTCAGAAGCGCCTTGAGCTTGTAAAAAGTTTTGAGCTTGAGCTTGAGCTAAAGCAGCCGCTCTGTTTCTGTCTATTTCAGATTGTGCTATTTGACCTCTTGAACCACCAAAAGCTCCTGATCCAACAGCACCAGCTCTGGCCTGATTTAACTGCATATCAAAGGATCTATTAATCTCATCTGCTACAGCCTGTTGAAACGGGTTCATGTTTCTAGTAATCATTTCTTGTGTAACAGGACCAGCACCAGCTCTTAAAGCAGCCTCAACACCACCTAATGTTTGTCCAGCACCACCAACTGTTTGTCCAGCCTGTTCAAGAAAAGGCATAAAAGATCCAAGTCCTGCTTGAGCTTGTTTTCTAGCAGCTTCCTGAAGACCCGTGAGCCCTGCAACCTGTTGCGTTGGTAAAGTTATACCTTGATCGGCAAGTTCTTTAGCAGACTCAAGTAATCCAATACGATACGCTTCTATTTCAGGGGTTTCACCAACCTGTTGTATAATGGTTTCTGTTGCCATTATGCCATCGCCCTTCCGCGTTGCTCTAAGTTTCTCATAACACTATACATGTTATTTATACCTTTGTTAAGGTTTCCGTTTCCTAAACCTTTAACAGCGTCTGTAGTCATCACAAACTCTCCAGGCATTAGCATAGCTCTTACACTATCTTCGTTAGGTATACCCTCATCAGGCATTATGCCGCCTGTTCTTCTAGGAAATATTTCTCCACCTTCAGCTACGTTCTGTGTAAAGACAGGTGGATTAAAAACATATGGATTATATTGAAAACCAAAAGAAGTATCTCTTGTAAAAGGACCTTGAGCTTGATTGACTGTTGTATCTCCTACTTTAAATCTATCTGGATCTTCTTGATAAACATCTAATCCTGTTCTTGCTGGTTCTAATTCTTCTTCTTCAGGTGCATCAAAAAATCCTGTAGATGCTCCCACCGTGCCCGCTAGAGCTAAACTAGGTCCGTAAGTTCCCATAAATCCAGGGCTCAACTCAGCGGCCTTTTTAACAGCTTCTTTGTATATGGCGTCATTTGCACTAATTTTTGTTATATCTATGTTGTTTGCTTTTAAAACATCTGCGGCTGTTACGTTTCGCCCACCTGTAAAGGCATCAAAATAATTACCTTCTTTTAAACTTTCTATGGCCCCTACTCTATCAACGCTTGCGCCAAGACTTGAATCTATACCTTTTGTAGGATCAAGAGCTATATTAGATCTAGTTTTCGGAGCAAGAAGAAGGTCTGATTCTTTTTTTGCTGTGGCTTGTATAATGCCGTCATCAGGTCTGCCTAAATCAACAACTCTTCCATCTGCATTAATTTGATATAATCTACCATCTTCTCCAAGACTAGGCTTGTTTAATATAGAGTCAGATACTTTATCAATGCTTCCAGATGATGTTGATGCTAAATTTGTGGTAGGTGCTTGATAACTTCCAAAAAAGTTACCTTGACCTATTCCAGCGGCAGTTTGTCCGAACCTGCCTGCGGGATCTGCAAAAGCTTGGCTAATACCTGCAGTGCCCCCAGTAATACCAGAATACACAGCACCACTAGCACCAGCTAAAACGGCGTTTCTAAGTGCATCTTCTGGACTACCACCACTTATAAGTGTTCCTATACCAGAACCTAATGCAGCTCCATATATAGGACCTAATGGTGTGGCCGCCAAAGCAAGAGGTAAAATAACAGGCGCAGCTTTCTTCAAAGCCTTACCTACACTTTTGGCAATACTACTTACGCCTCTGCCTACCTTTTTAAATAATTTTTTTAGAAAAAACTCTGGTAACCCTGTTGTTGGGTTAATACTGTTTTCTTGTGAACCCACTACATATCTTTCAGGGTCCTCTACACCTAGTTCTCTTAAATGTTGAAATATGCTTTCTTTTAAGGCAGGGCTTCTATCAATCAAGGCCCGTGGGACGATGAGCTCTCCTGTTTCAACGTGAGCTACAGTGTCATCACCATAACGACCAAAGTTAGCCATCTTCTTACCAACGTCAGAAAACTGCGCAATACCACCTGTACCATACTGTTCTTTGAGCTCTTCAGCTTCTAAAAGCTCTATCTGCTCATCAGTCATTACAAAGTCTGCAATACCACCTGCTGGTATGTCTTCTTTTTTAAGAGCTTGGTCCATGTTCCAAAGTCTACCCTATTTTAAAAGTTTGTTCAATACTATATCCTTGATAAAGCACTTGTTGTTACTCTTGTCTTAGATAACTCTTGAATACTTGCTACAACATGTAATCTATTGGCTGTTGCTGCCTGTACTTTCAATATCTCACCACTCTGTAATATCAAATCTCTCGTAAGTAATTCTATGGTTGTGTTAGCTCCTACAGCTTTGACTTTAAACAAACTAAACGTATCACTGCCATTAACAAGCTGAACTGTTATAGTGTCTGCATTACCACTATCTTCAGATACTAATATGGAGTTAACAACAGCTGCATTGAAATCGGCATCACTGGGAACAGTAAATAGCGTAGTTAAATCAGTGGTAGTTAAATCTAACTTTGCATTTGTGACACCTTGAATATATTGAGGAATACTGGTTATTAACATCAGCGTCTACCATCCGTTCTTATATCCACACGGGGAGTGCCCAATTTATATTTTGTCCCCAGCGATGTGGAATCAATTCTTAATGCAAAAGATCTACCCCGTAAACGATAATTTAATTTTTCTGTAAACTGTTCTACAGGACTGGTAGCTGATCTTTGGGTCGTGGCCTGTGTAGTCTCATTAAAGTTTGCCCCAGGATTATTTCTTGATTTCATTGTAAAAGAAACATCTGGGTTAACACTAGTGGAGCCATTAAAGGTAATGTCTGGTATGACTTGTTTTATAAACAAGAACTTATCACCATCTCCAATATCAATGGCCGATGATTCAATAAACGATGTCATAGCAGAACCATCATCATCAAAACCTACTTCATGGTTGTAAAGATACTGATTACCAGTAGCTTGCGGTAGATTTCTTATACCTCTGTCGAGCCATGCGTCTCTTGCTAATGTTCCATAATACCAAACTTTTTCTAAATAATTATATGCAACATATTTATCTATTTGTGTACCAGCGGATGATGGGTAAAACCACAATATCTCACTAAACTCAGAATTAAGTCCTACATGAACTTTATCACGCTCTTCAAAATTAAAATCTAGAAATACTTTATCTTTTACAGTACATGGTAATTGTATTGTTTGACCACCAGAATAAACGTAAAAAGTATCCACGCCCATCCAAAACACTGCATCTTCAACAGCTATTGCAGAGAACGGACTCATTATAGTTATGTTCTTAGATAGCTCTTGCAAACCAAACGTAAATGGTGGACCTATAAACTTCATGGCGTGTAGTGTTTTGTTAGTGAAGACTAATATCTGTTGCTTTGTTTCAACAGCTTGTACGAAGGTAGATCCACCACCTAACCTTAAATCACCTGCTGTATTTGTAGCAGTTGGAAAAAAATCTACTGGGTTTTCTTGCGAAGAAAAACGTATCAACAATGGATCTTGTACCCCGTTCCCTTGTGTAGCAGACGAGTTTGCACCTAATCCATCACAACCAAAGACGATAACATGTCGGTCTTGGTCTGATACAAGAACTTGTTTAGCAATAGTTGGCACACTAGTTTCTCCAGAGTATGTGCTTGTTGCACTAAGTTCTACTGCTCTATTGCCTAAACCATTTGTTTTATCCCAGTAAAA